TTGAGTTTATATACGTAACCTTTACCTAACTGGTAAAATGGTTCTTCATGTTCTACAAATTTTATTTCAAAGTAATTACTTGTTAACGGAAGGTATATCAGATCCCCTTCTTGTGGTCTCTCAGGTGCTTGATAATCTTTATCAAGTAGAAGGAATTGTGATATAAGATCCGAGAATCTTTGCTGAGATATAACCATAGTTATCTCATCAGTCTGTGCTACACCAAACTTTGTAAGTATATCTCCACCACCTTGGAAACCATCAAAGTTTTCCATGTATGCTTCTATCATATATGCATCATTAAACTCACCAATTACTTCTTCATTAAATACACCATCCTTGTGCATTATCTCTCTAGGGCAATATAAAATATCCATCCCAAACATTTTGAGATGTTCTTCTACAAGGTTTTGCATTAAGAACTGTTCGTTCCTAGTGCCATGTGTAAAGTAAGTGGTTCTTGCCATTATCCAATCATGTCTAGTGGTGGTGTCTCATACTTAGATATCATCTCTTCTTCTAGTTTCTCTACCTTTGCCTTACCTTCGTTGTATATAAACTCACCGTTCATTGTAATTCCACCTGGCAACTGTGTTCCTTGAAACTTAATTAAGTTTGCACCCCACTGTCTTTGTATAAGTGCAGAGACATATCTTTTCAACCAGATGTCATTATACACATCTGTAAACTGTGTAGGATCAACTGCTCTATAACATTCTAAAACTAAGAACTGATCTGCAGGAACGTCAGTCTTAAAATCTAGATCAAGATATAATCTATCACCACGCATCTGATATCTAATTTGTTTCTGTCCTTCTAACAGATAGTAGATATCTTCTAATCTTCTATTGACCATTTCATATGTAAGGATCTCTGTCTGTGTAAGATCCCAAAGGTCATTTAATCTCCACTGATACCTAACGTCAAATAAGTTTGTAACGTTCTTAGATGTAAAATCAAATACCTTAATTACATTTGTCACGTATGGTGGCATCTTAAGATAATTGTTCTGTTCTTTAAATGTGACAGTCTGATTATTAGATGTGCTATTAGTTACAGTGGTATCAGTATCAGTAACCATAGCTTCTCTCATCAATTCACTGTATTGAACTTTTAAATGAGTTCTAATATAACCATCCATGTGCCTTTCATTATAAAATTGGATAGCATCATCCACTAGATCACTGATCTGGTCATCGTCTATGTTTATTTCGAGGACTGGTGCACCGTTTTGACGTAGTGCATAATCTATGAGTCCTTCTCTACTTGAAGCAATTGCCATGTTAGGTAGGATTGATGTTGAATCTAATTCTTACATAATATGTAGTATTCGCAGTCAGGTTAACAGCACCTGGCAATGTGTAAGAATTTAAGTTTGTTGAGTTACCAAGAGATTGATGTACAATAGTTGCAAATGAATTTGCAGGAGAGAACTGCCAATCACTAGATGTATGTTGGTATCCTGCTTTCATTGCAATAGCATCAACATTGATTGTTGGGTTAAATGCAGGAGTAATAGTTTGTATTTCTGGTTGATCAACCAAAGGTGTTACGAAATTAACTGCAGCAGAGTATGCACTCTCTAATCCATTGTTATCTCTAAACTTAACTTGAATTGCATATGCAGTATCAAAGTCTAATGTTGCAGAAGGAACAGTAAATGATGTTAAGTTACCAGTGTCACCATTGACAAAGGTTGCAGTTGTATCATATACAGTTACGTTATCTACCACCCTTCTTATTCTCCAAAAACTAGAGAAGTGAGTAGATCCTGCATACTCAACAATAAATGGTGTGGTGTTAATAATAGGTTGCCTAGAGAATGTTCTATTTGTATCTGCATCAATGACTGGTGTTACAGTTGCAGGTCCTGATACAAACTCCGATTCATTTACAGTCAGTGTTGCTGCACTAGATGTTACTGTAGTTGCATTGGTATTTGTTAACACACAACGGAACTGTTCTGAGGGAGTTGTTGGGAAAACTGTAGCAGGAGTTGTATATGATGCTGAGTTTGCACCATTTATATCTGACCAGTTAGCACCAGAGTTAGTTGATTTCTGCCATTGATAAGTTATAGTGTCACTTGTTATAGAAGCAACAACAGTAAAGGTTGCGGTTCCTCCTTCAATAACAGCAGTAGAGTTTGGTTGTGTTTGAATTGATATAACACGTAAGACTGTAAGTTCTCCATGTGAGGAAGTAAGAGATGCTTGAGCACCGAACAGACGAACAACAGTTCTATAACGATCTAAATTATCATTAGCAAATACTAGAGTCGGTGTTGTATAACTTGCACTAGTTGCTCCTGCTACTGGTGAATAGTTAGAACCACCATCATCAGATCTTTCCCACTGGTATGTTGGAGTTCCACTACTTGCAGATGTTGTCACTGCAAAGTTAGCAGTTCCACCTTCATTTGCAGTTACGTTTGATGGTTGTGCAGTAATCTGGAATGTTCTATAGACTGTTAGGTCAACTTCATTGGTTGTTGCGGGACTAGCAGCACCAACTGCACTAATAACACAACGAAATCTGTCACCATTATCATCATTCCATGTTGTAAGTCCTGTTGTATATGACGCAGATGTTGCTCCACTAATAGCACTCCATGTTGAATCAGATGTAGTCAACGTTCCACCTTGACCTGTATGATAATGACACCAGTAATAAATGTTGCCAGTTGCATTGCTAGGTATTTCCCATACTACTTCACGAGTAGTGGCAGATGTAAATCCACTAACATATCCTGCCATAGTAACAGTAACGCCATCCAACTTATATGTAACACCTGTGCTGTAATGTCCGTGACCATTATGATCTCCGTCGATACCAGTACTAAGCATCAATGGATGAGCTTGATTGTTGTAAGTGGCATTAGATGAATCTGTCTGGTCAAAAATATATGTTGCTCCTCTATATGCAGCAACAGTAACTTGTTCAAAACCAAACAAATAGAATACACCAGTTGCTTGTCCTCCATCAGTGTCTACTCCAACTGAAACTCCAATTCTTCTACTACCTTGATCAGTTTTCTCCCACTGATATGTTACGCCAGGTGTATGTGATGACATACCTTCTGCACCACCACCTCCTCCAGCTGGTGTATCAAACTGATCTACCTCAAATGAAGATGATGCAGCGTTACCACCAACAGGTGCCATTGTCACACCACCCAGTGTGGTAAATGTTGCAGTTTGTCCCTCATCAATTGCTGCGTCACTTGGTTGAGATGATACAACTACAGTTACAGTTTCTACCTGTAATGTAGCAGCATTAGATGGTGTAGTTGTTGCTCCTGCACATGAAAGTAAACAACGATACTGGTATTCATCATATGCTGTAGTTAATGTAGGAGTTGTATATGTTGCAGTTGTTCCACCAGTTCCCTCAGATACATCAGACCATGATGATCCGTTTGTAATAGATACTTGCCACTGGTATGTAATATCTCCTGCATCGTTATCAGATGTAGTAGCAGCAACACCAAAGGATGATGTGCCTCCAACTGCACCTGTTGTGTTTACTGGTTGTGATGTAATATTGATTGTTCTTTGTACGAATAATCTTGCAGCAGTACTGAATACATCACTTGCTCCCGCTGCGGTCATTTTGCATCGGTAGAAATCACCGTAATCATTATCATAAGATGTAGAACCAGTAGTATAACTTGTAGTGTTAGCACCACTTATATCTGCAAAAACATTACCATCACCATTCTCAGACTTCTGCCATTGATATCCAATAGTAGCACTATCTAAAGTTGAACCAACAGCAGTAAATGATCCTGCTGCAGGAGCAATAGGTTGAGAGTTTGTTGGTTGCGTATCTACTGTAATAATTCTGAATACTGTTAGTGTAACTGCATTTGTATAAGCTGGTGCAACTGTAGTGCTAGTTTCTAACTTACAACGGAACTGATAATTATTTTTTGCAAAATCATCATCTACTTGTAATATGCTTGATGTTGCTCCACTATATCCACCACCATTAGTAACCGTTGCCCAACCTATACCACCATTAACTGAGAACTCCCACTGATACAAAATTGTAGAACCATCATCACTGATACCCGCTACAGGTCCAAAGTTAACAAATCCACCAGATCCTGCTTGTATACTACCGTCTGATGGTTGTGATGTGACTGTTACTAGAACACCAGTTCCAGTTGTAGTGAATGCATATGATCTTGCATTACCTGTTACATTTTCAGTAACTAAGAAAGTGTAGGTTGTATCAAGATAATCAGATGTAACTGTTCCAGATAAGTTCCCTGTAGATGTGTCGAATGTTAAACCAGTAGCACCAATAGAATCACCACTTAAAGTATATGCTTCAAAAGTTGGTTCGTTAGCAAACGTTGTTCCAGATAAACCAAGGTCAATATTAACAGTATCACCATCAGCATAAGGACTTCCAGACAATACTCCACCATTTGTAGACCATGTTACGTTGGTATCAATATAAGGATAGAACATGCCACGAGATGTGGTCAACTCTGCACCAGTTCCATTGTAATTAAAGTCAACACCAGAATCTACTGGGTAATAAACTACAGGAGAACTTTGTCCAAGTCCTTCTTGTGTATCAGTTGATGATGTTAAAGATGTTGATGTAGATACGACACCATCGTAACTTTCATGTGTTTTCTCTTCAGATTTAATCAGTGCGAGATAGTTATTTGATCCACCACCTGTAGTACCTGCAGTAGCATTGTTAGGTGCTTGTATAGTAATACTGTTATTAACAGCACTCTCTGCTGCTATGTTTAACCAACCAGATTGTGACAATGTTGATAAGTTTATACCACCAACTACAATACCACCACTACCACCAGGTGCACTCGACACTGTGATGGTTCCTATCATGCCAGGATGGATACTGCATTGATAATAAAAAGTTCCTGCTTGTGCGGGTGTCCAAGATACTGTTGCATTACCAGTAGAACCTTGTCCACTAGCAGTTGGTGTAGTTACGTTAGCACCTTGACTTGCTACTCTGATATAGAATGGGTGAATACTTGATACGTTGCTTAAGTTAAAGTTGATTGTATCTCCAACATAAACTGTAACTCCTGCGTTATTACCACTAACAGAACCATTCCTATCTGTTCCATTAAGAGTGTAGTAACTAGATGAGGGTGCAGTTGTTGTAAAATTAAATGTTGTTGGTGTAGCAGATCCTGCTCCTGCTGTAGATCCAGTTGTCCTAAGTTGAACTTTTTTACCTAAGTTCCCTAAGAAATGAGATGAATCAGCTGGGTTAAATTTAACCTCTACAAAACTGCTTCCAGACAAAGTGACAAATGGATTGTCTATAAGTTTCTTATCTATTATGCTGTTTATAGGATAGTTGCCATGTGTTCCTGTTCTAATATCACCAGCTGATCCCGTAGTTCTTACAAATTGTTTTGCCAACCCACATAAGTTATTAGTGGTCAAGGTATATCCATTCTTACCACACCATGCTGCAATAATTCCTGCAACGATAGGTGATGAGAAAGATGTTCCGTCTATAGATGTATAGTTAGATGTGCTTGTATATGGTGTGTTAGCAGTCCAATCATATAAAGGTGTTAATACCTTTTCGCCAGGTGCAACAGTTGTACAACCTGATCCATAGTTAGAGAAGAACGCCCATCTATCATTATAGGAAGTCGCACCAACTGTAATTTTGTTTTGATCTACATCTACATTATTAATACCACCGTTGGGATTGTCTGAGTATCCTGCTGTTCTTGCACCCGCTACACACTTGGTTTGTAGAGGTCCTGCAGTTACATCACTGCTGTTTCTAAATCCATTACCCGCAGATCTAACAATAATAATATTTTTCTGACTTGCTATAGTTCCTTCGATGTCATCTAGCATCTCTTCGTCAGTTCCTGTGTCATCTCCTGCATCATTTAACTCAATGTTAGGTGAGTTCTGTGTAGGAATTGTAGGTCCGAACGATGCATTGATAACAGCTGGACGATTGTTACCTTTATAATTAGCATCTGTGCTATCGTTATGATCTATGACTGCTTGATATGCTCCTAGTATTCCACTATAAGAACCACTTACTTGACTATTGAATGCTTTAAGTGCAAATATTTGTGCGTTTCTTGCTATTCCAGCTGTCCTTCCTGCTGAAAGAATAGCACAATACGTTCCATGTCCGTTGTCATCTTCATTGTTAGATCCATAGGTTCCTGAGAAATGACTTAATTGATTGACTCTATAGTTTTGTTGTTCAGCAGTTCCGTTTAAGTCAGTAACAAAATCAGGGTCATATAACTCAGGATGCAACGCTGCGTTGTTACCTGTAGGTCTAGATGCTCCACGAACACCAGAGTCAATGATATAAATGTCTACGCCATTGCCATCTGCATTTGTGCCTTGACTAAACTGTCTGTTTAAATATTGTCTGTCTTGTTTTGTAATTCTATCTAAGTGCCAATAATCATGTATGTTTACAGTTCCAAATCTATCTGGCACAGTGGAGTATCGTCCCATGCCAGGATGCATACTACAGTAGTAGTATAAAATTGATGGAGTATCTTGACCAACAGATAATACTGTTTGACCATCTGTGCCAGGTGTTCCAGATACTGTTACTCCCGCAGATAAATTACCTGTGCCACCTGTGGTGTGTATACCATCAGGTGTTTCAGAAAATCTAAAAGGATGACCATTATTTGATGAATCACTCTGATCAAATGTGTAGGTTCCACCTTGCATCAATCCAGAGTAATTTGCAAATCTACTATATGTTCCACCTTGTGTTTGTGAAAACACAAAGTAATCACTACCACTAATATTTTGAACCTTTACATATATTGTTCCACTTCCAGTTGTTGTTAATATTCTAGTATTAAATGTTGCTTGTCCTTCGCCTTCTGTATTGCTAGTGATAGATCCATCTGTATCTACAGCAAGAGTTGCTTCAGTAGGCATTGGATCTCCTGCGTATACCTCGTTATCCCATGTAGCATTCTTAACTACGTTTAATGCTCGTAGTTGATTGAGTGTATTACTTTCAAACTTTGCAGGGCAATCGAAAGTAATTATCTGAAATGTTCTAAATTGTTCTACAAAGGATAAGTAACCATACATTTTTAAGATCGCTGCACATGCTTGATCTATACTGTAATTGTCATTGATCCTTACTATTACCTTCTTCATCCTGTGGTACAATAAGTCCTTCAGATATATTTATGAAGTTCCGTCTCCTGCCTTTGCTAACAGTTTCTGAACTTCACCTTCTGAAACTTGCTTACTCATTCTTTCCACAGGTTTGCAGAACTTTATGTCGTGTTTTTCATCAAACACAAACTTAGTTCTTAGGTGTGTTCTATCTCTTTCTACAATTAAATGATAGGTGTGTCCATATAAAGTGGAATTAAAACCTATTGATACAATGGTTCTACCATCGTATAACTCTCCTACTTTATATGGGCAAGTCTCTGCAGTTCCATTAAATTTAATATGGAACTGCCTAGAGTTTACGTGTTCTTGCTGCCTTAGTTCACTTGACTTCTTCAGTGGCATCTGCTTCTGGTTCTTTAAGTGTCATGTTAAGTGCTTCGACTGCACCTTCTAATCTCAACACTTGTTCTTTACGAGTGCTAAGTTGTTTTTCCAATTCAACGATAGTTGCTTTTTGTTCTTTCAGTTGGTCAGTAAACTCTTTGACCATTTGCGAAACGTCCATGTTCTAAAATTATAAGGGTATAGTATATATTATATCACGCAGCGTATTTAATGACAATCAAGCCACCACCACCTTGTCCACCAGATGCGTTTGGAGAGTTAGATGCGTCACCCGCAGCACCGCCACCGCCTCCTGCGAATCCACCACCACCTCCTGCGTTCCATCTTCTAGAACCTAGGTTACCTCTGTTACCACCTGTGGCATTGTTGTTAGGACTTCCACCATTTTCTCCTTGGTATTGACTTGGGTTTGATCCACGACCACCATTGTAGTATCCAGATCCACCTTGTCCGATAGTTCCGTTACCACCATCACCGTCTCGTGCTCCACCTCCTCCACCACCAGTGAAGAATCCTGCGTTACCAGATCCACCATTTGCAGGAGTTCCGTTGTTGGTTGATCCACCACCCGCACCTGGTGCTCCATTAGATCCTGCAGGGGCAGTTCCTGCGTTACTTGTTGATGTACCTCCACTACCACCTGTTCCACCTTGTCCATAGACAGCAGTTTGACCATCATAAACATAATTTTGAGAACCATTTATATTTCCAGTTCCACCAGATCTTCCAGAGAAAGGTCCTCCACCACTAGTTGCGGGTGCTCCTAATCCTCCTGTAGCAGTAAATGTATATCCACCATGAGAGAATTGACTTTGACCACCATCTCCTGCAGCAGTAGAACTTCCACTATTTGCCTGTCCTCCAAGTCCTCCAGTTCCAACACTGACTGTTATAGTTCCAGTAGTCATTGCAAATTTAGCATATACTAAACCTCCTCCTGCTCCACCAGCTCCACCAGAGTTTGCTCCTCCACCAGAACCACCGCCACCGCCACCGATGACATAACAGTAGGCATCTCCTCCACCTGTAACATTTAAGGTGCCAGCTGAATAAAAGAAGTGATGCATGAATCCACCAATATTCTCTACCCTATCTCCACCTGTTGCGGTAGGTTTTCTACCAAAACCTGGTGGAACCCAAGCATCTCCATTGAATATGAATATACTTCCTGCAGTAGTGTCATAAATCATGTCACCCTCATTCCCTGCAGGGTAATTACCTGTGGTATAGATTGGTAGATTTAGGCGTCCAGAAAAATCACCTGTTCCTGCGTTTACTGCTCCCATTGCTATTACATAAATTTTTCCTATTGTTATTTAGCGAAAACCTTACAGGAAAAAATTACCCAAAAAATTTTTTCTGGATATTTGAAAACAAAAACCCTATTTTAGATTCTACATTCTTGTAGAGAACCTGGTTGACCGTATCGACCTCTCAAAATAATATTAAAAGAAATACTTTTTCTAACCTCTTCTGTTCTGTTAGGCATAACAAAATGTCCTAACCAAGATGGAAATATTATTAAAGTGTTTGGAACAGCAGGAGCTGTAACCCTAGATCCATAAAACCATTCAGAATCTTGTTTATAGTTTAAAGAGAAACAATCTGCTGCAGGACGAGGATCCATGAATATAGTTGGATTTCCATCGGTCAAATAAAACACTCCACTGAAAACATGGTTAGAGTGAGTGTGAACAGGATGACCATCTCCTTTGTACAATACATTTCCCCATGTCTCAGTCACTTGAATACTGTCATAGGATTGAAAATCAACACCTAGATCATCACATATGGTCTCCATATGCATGGCAACTTTTTTAGCAAAGTCAGGGACGTCTAAGTATTCCTTATCTTTTTTTACTAGAAGTTTTATTTTATCAAACTCTTCACTCTCTAAAAAATTTTGTTCAACGTAGATACGAGTAGGAAAAAGATCGCAATGCATAATTATTTTGAAAGTACGACTACATACAAACCATTCCACCACATATTAACATCTTCTAGATCATTTAACAACTCTCTTTCATATAGTATCTTCAACCCCATAGCATCTATAAACCTTTTAGTTATAGCAACGTTTTCTTGTATGTTTGCATCATCAACTACTAGAGTAAATACATTCTCTGTGAAGTCAAGCATGTTAAGAAAGAACTCTCTCATCTTTTGTTCTGAGTTATCACCATCATAAAATATGATATTGACATCATGTTTAAAATCCTTTTTACCAAGACCAGAACTGTCACCATTCAATACTTGTATGTCAAAGTCTAATGAATCAGTAGTTATATTTTCTTGCAAGTTTTGAACAAAGGTTTCTACAGTTACATTATCTAATGTCAATTCTAGATCCTCTCTAGCTGGTTGCAAGTCAGGTTGTGACCAGTTATCGTTTGCATATGCAGCAACCATGTCATTGTTTTGCACAGCAGCACAGAATGTTGCTCCTGCAAACACACCTACTTCAAGATATACTGCACCTTCTTGAGAACAAAGGTTGTTAAGAAAATGCCTAACTCTAGCAGACGTTAATCCTTGTACATTATAATATGCACTAGGATCATTAGGGTCATATGTTCTGTGGTTAGAAAGATATTTACCTGAGTTATTAAATGCTTCTATACATGTTTCCACCTGTGGATGCATAATCAAATCTGCTTTCTTCATGTGTGCTTCTACAACTGCTTCGCAATAGTTGCAATCCCAACAGTCAAACTTACATGTCTTAATTTTTTCTCTCCATTTTTTGAGTGGAGAATTTTTCATCTTTAATTGTT